TCTCCTTAAAGGGTTGTGGATTACCTCAACTTGTTCCTGAGTAAGTGAAGAATGTCGAGCAGTTGCTCTCCATTCAACTCAGTCCCAAGTTTTGGTGTTAGCGAAATAGAGCCCGGATTTCTGAGCTCAACATAGCATTCACTCAAGCTATTGGACATAGAGACCGTTCCGGTCCTGTTTGCCTTTAACTCGGTCGTGTACGAATAGTCACGACTTACCTCAACACGGAATCCGCTGGATGCGGTATACTCCGATTGAAGTACCATGAATGATGCAGCACGTAGGCTTTGCCCCACATTGACGAACCAATCAAAAAGCCAGCTCAAATGAACTAGCTCCCAAGCCGTTACGGCTGGGTTGAAGGCGAATCGTGGTGGTTTTATAACCGCGGATACAGCCCCCCTTGCGGACACTAAAATAGTGTCAGTAAAGGTGTCAGTTCTAGTAGAGTCAGCGCCGGACAACGGTCCGTTTTGTGTTACGCTAACCCTTCTAGTCGTATACCCTACTCGTTCTGAGTAAAGCGTACGTTCCGGGTCAAAGTCTTTCAGGTTTTCTGCATAGTCCATTACCTCGTAGATAAAAGTTCTCCACGAGTATCTGAACTCCATCCATGCCGCAGTCGCATCAGAAGGTTTCTTGCGCATTACAACGCGCCAGTCCTCCTTCATACGACGAAAACCGCGGTAGAGCGTTATAAAGCTATCAATCTGCTTTCTTAGCTCAAGAATGGACGTTAACGTATCGGTCCCTTTGGAATAAATCGCTGCTGCGGCACCCTGACGAAGTGAATCGAAATCCACATTGCCAATCCAGGTGTCAATCAGTCGCGGTCCGTTGGGATCAAGTACATTAAAGTAAGTTAAACCCCAGTCAAAGTTAGTATACCAAGGCCCATTCTCCACGTAGGTACATACATTTGATGCAGTATTTCGCACGTTGTACGTACCAGGAGCCGCTTGCGCGGATCCTTTGTAATGAAGGAAATAGGTGTGTGGCAGAAGTTCGCCAGCACGCTTCCTTTTATGGAAGTTTGGTATTTGGACACCTTCAGTTCGTTCGTAGTCATAGGCGTTGTAAACGTCTTTCGTACTGGAACTGTTGGGTGACTGTCCACAGGTTCCCCAACGAGAGGTTGCAGTATGCACCTCCCATGTTTGGGATCCGCTTTCTTTGACGGTGACAGGCATTGTTTTATAGTGCCTCGCTGTACCTTCTTTAGCCGCCGTATAGGCCGCTGCAGAAGTGGGTCAGACGGAATTGTCTTATGGCATGGATAGCCATTCTTGCCTAGC